GGAGCAATCATTGTTCCTATTGCAGCACCCGCTCCAGCACCAGTTAAACCACCGGCTAAGCCGCTCTGCGATTTAAGCGCCGCGCCGCCAAGACCAACAGCAAGACCAGCAAGCGGGTTGAATTGTCCAACCATTCCGCCAAGAGCCATTGCTCCCTGCATCTCTTCTGGCATGAACTGAGAAGCCATTGACATTCCCATACCAACGCCCATTTTGGCAGTCATTGAGTTGTTTATGCCGCCAATGCCAAGCTTTTCGTTTCCGAGAATTGCAGAACCAAGGGCGCTTTCTCTTCTGGACCTGTTTGCAAGGCTGAGCATATTCATTCTCGAGCCAACGCCAGTGCCCTTGCCTGAAAAGCCTTTTGTAGACACCTGGCCTGCTTCGTTAATAGTGCCTATCTGCTGGCCATTTTTAGTGCTAAGAATTCGGCCAGTTGGGACTTTTACATCGTTGCCATCAGCATCCTTGACAGTTTTCATTTCCTGAAATGCGTATCTGCGCCCGGTTGTTTTGGAACGGAAAAGGTCATTTTCCCTTCCATCTATGCCGAATGCTGGGTTATATTGGGCACGCCACATGCGAGTCATGAAGTTAACACGAGAGGTTGCTCCGGTTGTCCCCGAACCGCCTGCGCCCGGAGGTGCTGTTCCTGGACCGCCCATACCACCAGATGGCGAACCTCCGCCACCAGGGGCAGTGCCAGCGGTGTATCCAGTTCCTGGGCCTCCTGCACCAGACGAGAATCGTGCCCCAGAACCAGGAGTTACGCCAGCAGCGAGTAACTTGCGTTCGGCTATCGCTCTTTCTGGGTCGCCTGGCGGTCTCATGGATACTTGATACTGAAGCTTTGCTATTTTGTCTGGGCTCATCGAAGCGACAATGCGAGGCTGGGATGTTGCGACCAGGGCTGTACTTGTTGAAGCGCCCGGCGGGGTATTGACTCCAGCCGTGTTTGGTACTTGCTCAAACACCTGTCCAGTACGACCAGTGATTCCAGAGCCAGGAATTAGTCTTCTGAATGTCCCAGGGTTATTTACCCATTTTCCTTTTTTGTTGTAGTAGCCGTTCCCTCTTCCGACAAGCTTTGCATCAGGATTTGGGTAGTTAGCTGGAGGATTCCTGAAGTCAAACGGCCATCTTCTGCCACCAGTTAGCGGTTGTCCTTGATTTGTGTAGAGAATTGGGCCAGTCTGAACAGCTGGTAGGTTTCGTCCACCCGTTGAGCCTGGGCCAATAGCTCCCATGATTCTTTGACCAGGACCAATAGCCCCCATTGGTCTTGGGCCCGGCCCTAGTGCGGGATAAACCGGTCCAGGGCCTATTGCTCTAGGTGGTTGCGGGCCAGGTCCTATTGGACGTGGACCCTGTGGCGGCCCACCTCCTGGCTGTGTTGGTATCGGTCTTCCACCAATATTTACAACGGGTGTAGTTATGTTCACAGTGTTTGGGGCTATGGCATTGTCTTTACCTAGATAGCCACCCTTATGTCCTTTCATTTGGCGGAAAATAATTGCCAACGCCATAAGGCCAGCTCCGCCCTGCCCGCCAAACATCCCTGTGAACATGCCAAAAACGCTATTTAGCATCTTTACGACACCAGTTAGTCCGTTTACTAGGTCGTTAATGAATGGAAGAGCATCAAAAAATGCTTTTCTGAAAGTTCTGCTCATATCCATTATCGCGTTAAGCAGCCCACCAAACGATTCACCAAGCTCGCGGAGGTCGTCTTTATGCAGTATGACCTGCTCATTAAACTGGCCCATGGTGTCTTTGATGCCTATTTTTAGCTGTTCCCAGATTCCTTTGAACATGCCTTCAATCGCTTTGGCACCTTCTATGTAGGGTCTAAGATTCTCTTTGGTGATTTTGAACCATCTGGTTACCCTGTCCCACCAGCCGGCCATGTCTTTAAAGAAACCTTTTGTTTCTGGTAACCACTTACGTATCAGTTTTACAAAGAAGTTTGATGTTTTTTCTATTCCACTAACGAGCGAGTCCATCATTGTCCCGCGCCCAAATTCAGCAAGCGAGCCAGAGACTCTTAACAGGTCTCTTCTGATGATTCGATATATTTTCTCAATTGCCACTTTTGCTGGCCACAAGAAACTCTTGGCCAAAGTCACCAAAATCTGCTTTAAGAAGATTGAAGTATTTTTTTATTGACGCTATGAGCGTTAGGTTTACTGCTTCGAACTGACCAGCAACACCACCAAGCTTTGCAAGCTCTCCGGACATTATTAGAGACTTGAGTTCTTTTTTGGAAGTGACTTTAGCTTTCTTTAGAGCATTCTCCATTTCTGGTCCAAGCTCTTTTGCTGCTGCTTTGACATCAGACATGCTCTTCTTGGAGTCATTCAGCGCTGCGATAACAGCACCGACCTGTTCAGCGGCTTGTGCGGGGTCTTTTCCTGCTGCGCCAAAATCCATAAGATTTTTCATCAGCCCACTAGTTTTTGCTATCTGAGCAGAGTTCATTGACTTAGACATTGCTGCATAGGCTTTGTTTATCGCCTCGACACCCAGACCAGCTAAATCTGCATCCCTTTGCAGGGCGCGCATTGCTGCTCTTGTTTGGTTTATCCCAGCACCAAATGCCGGAGCACCTTTGCCCTTGAATGCGTACATTGCTGCCTGCGATTCGCGTTGTGCGGCGGCAAATGTCCCGAGCGCTACGGCGGCACTAGCCGCAGCCCCAGCTATAGCCGTCATACCCCATGCATAAGCTTTGTGCAAGTATTTGCCGGCAACGAACAGACCGTGTATACCGACCAACGCTGCAGATAGAAGTGCCATTTGGATGAGGGTTCCCTTAATAGCAAGACCCAGAACCTTGGATAGGCCCATGCCCATCATCTTGATTCCCTTGTCCATTGAGTCAAAGACTTTTCTGGTACGAGTTGCCGCAATCATGAATTGCGTCATTTGGGTTCCGGCAGTCGATGCGCCAGAAGAGAATCTTGACATTCTCCGTTCTAGACCGGTAACCGCTTTATCGAGGGCTTTTATTTCGGCAGCGCCTTGGAGGGCTCCCTTAACCTCAATATTAATTGTTGCTTCGGCCCTAGCCATAGGCGCTCCAACACTCTCAGACGATTTTGTTTTAAAAAAATCGCGTGAGTGTAGGGCGGCTAGACGTTAGCCGGAGGCTCTCGCCCTGCGTTCCTGCTCTTCGCGGTCGTTACTTATAACTTTAGCACAGGCAAGCCGAATCAGCCATTCTTCCTCATCGGAGTCAAGAATCCTAATTGGGTCTGTACCGAACAATTCACCTAGTCTGGCCGCAGATATGACCAGAGGGTCTTCAACTAGTTCGTCGAAGACCCCTTCGTAGGGTCCTCAACGTCAACCGAGTCTGAATATCCAGCGGCGTCAAGGATTGAGAGAGCTGCTGCTTCAATATGCGGGTCAACGCCGAAAAACTCACGGACGCAGTCAGGTAGGGGTCTAGTTGTCTGTGTCATTTCAAGAATTGCAGGAGAAGCAAATGTGAGCTCATTGCTATTGTCGTCAAACACTTCTTCATCGTCAAACAGTATGCCAATCGTTGTATGACCGATGACCGAACATGCAAAACGGGTTGCATCCATACCGTTTCTGGTGTCTTCACCAGCCTGCTTACGCCAGTTTTTCATCTGGTTCTGCGTGATATTCGGGCTAATCTTTATCTTTACGCCCGGACGTTCTGGAACTGGAATATAAACAACAGGTCTCTCGACCTTCTTCTTGATGACGGAAGAGAGCTTCTGTAGGGGAGTCTCGTTCGCTGGAAGGGCTGGAGTCTTAGCCTTTGCCTTGTTTGAGGCGGCCTCGTCTGTTGTGTAAAGTTCGTTGTTATCGCTCATGGATGAGAACTTAGCACACTGTTCTGCGTGCTGTGTGAACTAGCCGAAATTATCAGCCAGCAGCACCAGCTCCGGACTCAACGTCCGAGATTGCAAATGTCAACGAGAAGGTTGCTGGAGCACCTGACGAAGAGTCGCCGTCAGGCTCTGTAATTCCGACCAGAAGAGCCTTGGAGTAAACGCGGTCTGTGCCTGGAACTTTGAGGTCGCAGTCGAATGTCTCAACTGTGATGTCGTATTCCGCACGGCCGACCAGGGGTCGCAGGGAAGCAATCTTCTCGCCGATACCCGTGGCCGAGTCAGACGCAACGCGGTCATCGTCATAATGAGCAGTCAGGGTGATATCCCCGACTTCTGATGGGGCGCAGAGAACCGTGGGGCGCAGCTTCCCGCCCTCGTAAATCTTCTCAACCGATGCCGTAATTTCGCCACCGGAAACCTGAGCAAAGTAAAAGCTTGTCCACTTGGGGTGCTTATCCGGTGCTACCGGAACAATGCTCGCTAGTACTTGACGCTGAGATACTTTTGCCATATTTCTGTCCCTCTCTAGACGACGCTAGCTGTTAGGTTCGACTTGATGATGTCGACTTCAATTTTGTCGCCGACGCTGCTTGTTCTTACCCCAACCTTTGCCTTAACGGTGCCGCCAGCAAGCTGGCTAACAGGGTTGAGGGCTGCGTCGCATCGAACGGTGTAGCCGTTGTCGACTTTCTTACCGTTTGCATCGAATGCCTGGAACAGCGCTCCCTGCTCGCGAAGTGGAGCAAGAATCGCTATCAGTCTCGAAGTTATAGCCGAGAAAATTGTGTCACGACCGTCAATCACGCCAAACACCAAGTCTTCCAGTGAGCGCTGTGACTCCACAACAACGTGGTTGACAATTTCCTGCGTTGTGATGAATCTAAAGTTCTCATCATCGAACGACAAGGCGCGAGCACCGTAGATTCTCACCGAGTTCTGGATAATTCTGATTGCGTTGATGTTGTTAAGGTCGAGCGTGTCGCCATTTGCTTTATTGATGTCTGCTGCGACACCTGAAACCCATCTTCCGGCTGAAATCAGACCTGCAGCTGGGACCTGAGCGCCAGCCTGGTTGTGCGCGAGGGCACGCTTAGCGGCAACGTAGCCGTCAGCAGGGATTCTGCGAGTTACACCAGCAGTTGTTGTCGGAACGTCTACCCATGGGTAGTACATGGCTCCGTGCTCAGAGCCATCGACTGTTGATAGGTAAAGCGACTTAGATGCGGCCTCAGTAACGCTGTCATCAACTCCAGCGTGAAGTGATGGCGATTCTGTTATATGCGTTCGCATGGGCGATTAGCGCATTTGAGATTGTAGGTTCGGCCTTTGTTGTTCCGTCATAGTCGGTGTAAGGACTAGCACCAGCAACGCGACCAGCTGTTTCACCGTCAGGAATTGCGACTGCACCGGTTCCGTATGCGTCGTTGAACAGGTCAAGACCATCAACTAGAGCAGCGTCATCAACGTTTGCAATGTCGTCGGTGCCTGCTGAAAGTGCGGTAGACGCAAGAGGGGCCGGGATTGTTGCGGCCCCAGCTGTTACATCTGCGGAGATATAGCGAGAAGCAACTGAGCTTAGGTTAATTCTTCCTGCAGCCTGAGCAACAGTCGTGACTGTTCCGGTCGAGTACACAACGTCACCATCAAGAGCAACCGATATAACGAATGTTGATGCGGTTGGGTTTGTGACCGTAATTTCAACATCTGAGCTCCATGCACCAGGGCCGTTTGCTGAGATTGTCATTACTGGGTCATCGGATGAATCATCCAAGACGAGCGAACCTGAAGTTGCGCCGCTACCGACTACGCGAGCCACGTAGCACTGGGTACCGCCCTCTTCGAAAAATGTTTCGACTGTTGGGTGCAGATATGAATAGGAAACATAGCCACCGTAGAAGCTTTCGAATTCAGCAATACTCTGCACCAAAGTTGCAGAATCGACTGGGCCACGTGCAGCGAGACCTACAAAGAAGGCCTGCGAAGACTCGCGAACTGTCGCTGATGATGGGCCCGTTCTTACTGCTGTTGAGATAACTACGCCTGGCATAAGACCTTCCTCTGTTTATATCGATGGGCAATGCCGTCTAACAAGTCATATTGTACAGACGGTAATACTCCAACTATTGCAACTGTTCTTAAAGAATAGTTCGATTTAAATAATAACACCTTTAGTCTGCCGTGAGCTCCGGTATTGGGTCGGATGACCCCCCACCTATAACGGTCAGTTGAATCTCGTTTGCAATCCCTATCGGCTTGCGAGAAACGACTTCGTCTATGTCCATGTTGTATCCGACATAAGCCCCAGCCATTACCCTGTCACCCTTGAGGAGTGTTAAGTCGGAGAATTCCTCCCGCATTGTCCCCTCGTCAATCATTGCTCGGAAGGAATTTCTAGAGTCGTAAGCCTTCATGCACGGATAATCAAGAAGAGCTGCGCGGATAACTGTTGTAAGCCTGTCTCGCATTATCGTTGCTTCTTCTGGGCCTTCAGTTTTCACCCACACATATGTTCTCATTGCGTAGGTGACTCGATATAGGGGGTCTGGGCCATCAAACCCAATACGCTCAAAACCAGATGTAGATATTGCAAGATTTACAATCAATGGCCATGTGTCTATGGCTATTGGTTCATGAACGATGTATCCCTCAGGGGACGGGAGAGTGATGTCGTCAACATTCCATCCATTTCGATAGTCAATAATTCTTACCGGAATATCTTCTTTAAGATAATTATTGACATATGCTTTGGCAAATTGAGGTCCATGCATTAGTGGGTAGCCGGGTGCATCAGCCATTATGCAAACAGCCCTTCGTCACCCTCAACGACATAGTTTGACATCTTTTCTGCTAAATCATTTAAGAAAGTCTGATTCAGAAAAACTATTTCACGCTTTGGCATTTTGCTTGTTCCTGTTTGATGGAATTGCGCATATGGAACACCTGTTCCGAATGTTGCGGAAAGTTTGTCGATTTTGTTCACCAATGGGTCGGACAATTCTGAAACACTTCTAAAAAGTCTTCCGCTTCTAACAAGCGTCGGAGCTCCTGGATAACGAGCCAATTTCCATGATGCATATTCGGCGCTAAGTGGTGCCCATCCACCGACCTCAAGTCCTTGCGATGTGAAATTATCGGCGAATGTTCTTTTTAGCTGCTGGTGGGCCCATCTGAATGCTGGTCTTACGTCAGTGATTCTTTCACGTATTCCATCAATCAGGTCATCTACTTCGTCTGCCCGGACCTCTGCCTGGATTCTTATATTAGTCATTACGCGACTCTGCTTCTCCTGTATTTCCTAACAGAAGCTAATTCAGTATCCAGGAATCCAGTCACCAATGGGCCAACGTTTCGTGTTTCTAAATCCTTTAGTCCGACAACGTCGTCGTGCATGTTTTGCATTTCGCGAGAAGCGGCTCTTAAAATAAGCAGCTTAAACATTGGGATATTTGCTCCATCAAGGCCTGCGGTGTATGTGATTGTTACCTTGTCTCCGTCAAGCGCATAAAAATAGTCAATACCGAATCTTCTCTTAACGTAGTCAACTTCTTCTACTAAAGTTCTTTCGGTACTTCCTACAGGCTTAACCTTCACATCAACAACAGAGACAACAGGTGAGTTTCTTAAATAGATGGTGTGTGGCGGCTCCGCATATTCAGACATTTCTACTGGATTTGTATTAACAAATGAGTCTGTGTATTGAGAAGTTGGCGTTGAAAGAAAGGAACCCATTGGCACTCCACGGAATCCAGATTCAATAATGTATTCCTCTTCGAACTCTTCCACCTCTATAGGTCTACGAAGATAGCCTTCCATCTCGGACTGGAGTCCAGCAAGAATCATGTCAGCCGCATCCTGCTGTCTAAGAGACAGTTTGATGTCCATATACGTGACTAGGTCAGATTGAGTCACCAGCATGATTAGGCTCCGAAAGTAGTCACCATTTTGCGACTATCTATTTCTCTTTGGTGCTGCCTTCTTGGGAGCTGCCGACTTCTTTGCGGGAGCTGCCTTCTTTGCGGGGGCAGCCTTCTTGACAGCCTTCTTTGTGGCGTTACGAGCGGCAGCCTTCTTTTCTTGCTCTCTTTTACGCTTGGCACGAGCTTTTGCTGCAGCATCAGTCTGCTTCTTACGCTGCTTACGAACTTCTGCAAGAATTCCGCCTTGAGAGCCTCGCCCTGCCTTCTTGCCCTCGCGCGTTGCTCTGTCGTAGTCTGCTTTGTCTGCTGCATCAATCGCTGGACGGGCTTTGTAGCCCTGCTTGCGACCAATGCCTTGGCGACCTTCTGGGGTCTCGGCAAGTCCTATTGGGCCAGGACCCTTACGCTTCCGGTATAGTTTTGCCCCAAGGGCGCGCACGTCCGCCTCTGAGGCGTAGCCCTGTCTGGATAGGGATGACCTTCCTAGGCGGTTTCTTGTGCTCTTGTCCCCGAACACACGAGTCGTGTACTCATCAAGTGCTTTAAGCTTGTTTTGAACAGCAGTGCGTCTAGCACCTTTAAGGCCCTTTAGCTTACGGCGGAGTTCTTTCTCCAAATCCATAGCCGCAGCGGCGTCATCTGTAATGTCTGGGCCATAGCGTAGTCCTGGCATAAATCCCCGCTTCGGTTAAAAAGGACTTTATGCAGAGAGTATACCATTTTTAATATTTCTGGTACTAATAAAAGAACTTGATTATTATCTATCCGCGTTTGGTGGCGACTCTATTGAGATGCCAAAATCATCAGTAGTCCCAGGAGGGGCTTCGACCGGAACCCATGCACGCGCATACGTATGGTCTTTTATATTTCTGGCTTTCAAAAGCGAGTTATTTATCATCAAGGAGTATTCCTCCTTTTTCATGCACAACGTTCGTTCTAATTTTTCCGCATCTACCGTTTTAGACATGACAAGTTTTCTTACAATCTTTGACATTGGCTTAGCAAAAAGTGCCCCTCGTGAACGGTTAAAGCGCAAATGCATCAACATCGCATCAAGGGAAGAAACATCGTGCTCTATTACGGGTATCTCGTCCCCCACGACGTCGGCTATCCTGCTGACCCGCGTGGCCAGGAGAAATCTTTCCGACCCGTCAATTATTTCCCCAGTTGATTTTCTCACCTGTAGGGGTTGAGTAAACCCGTAATCCATCAATGAAGCTGAAAGAGCAAGCAAATCAGGGCGCAATATGTAAGTTGATTTCCATTCTGGAACAAAAAGTTCTGATGGTTTTTTGTAGACGATTTCAAGCTTCATACACTGTGTCAATTCCTGCTTCTGCAATTCTTACTGAATCTGCTTTTGTTTTTGGTCCTACTGGTGTGGGTGAATTTACGTCTATATCGTTTAGGGCTAAATTCCTAATTAGCCAACTGACAGGGTATCCATATGGGTCTTGAAGGTGTTTTTTTCTGAACCTGGATACATATGCCTTTGCGTCCCTCTGTCTTCGTTCCCCTATTAGGTAGTCGTTGATAAACATGAGGGCACCGTCCCAGCTATGCGAAGCATACTGAGATATGAGTTTTTCTATGTCGAATTCTGTCCACCATCTGCGCTGCGCATCTATCTGTGGAAAGCATTCAAACAGTCTGTCGTAGAATTCCGGCTCTGTAGCTACAACATCGCCGATGCGCCTAATCGCTACTGAATGAAGGGGTATCCCAACTCTTGTATTACTTCCAGTTAGTGCTGCAAGGTCGTAATACTCGCAAAATTCTGCTCCATGTTCCTCTGCAATGAACTTGAAAACATCATTCGTGTTCCAGTCATAAATAACTTTTGCAAACTTGAGAGGTATGCCAGCCTTCAACTTGTATGGGGTGACAATGTAATTTTCGTGTAGTTTTTGCACTATTGACCTGTAGCGGACCATTGACTCGCTCGCCCTGACTCCAGTTATGAAGGCAACGTTTCCCTTCTTGCCCTGCATCGTGTAGTAATCGGTCTGCTCGGGAAGTGATACGTCGTGAGTCAAGCCAAAGTGTTCGCCAGTTATTGCCCACGGCGGTATGTCTCTAACTAGACGACCCATTTTTTTGCGTGCGTTACTCCAAAGAAGGGTCGTAACTCTTGAGCCAAGAATCCATATTTCTGCTGGGTACGGAAGGCAGTACCACTCCATATCGACCCAGTCGTACTGACGGACACGCTCCGTGTACTCAACCACGGTTGGGCTGACCATTTCTTCGTCCCTGAAGATTACCTTAACCGGTCCAAGGCCGCGTTCTTCATGCACTTCTTTTGCTAAGTAAAGTACAGCAGTACTATCTTTGCCGCCAGAGAACTGAACACAGACCGTATCAAACGTGTCGTAGACGTGTCTAATCCTCTGCCTTGCTGCGTCAACGCACGACATATCGAGGAACATTCTTTGGCGAGTCATTAGTACCTAGCTATCTGGGAAAGTCTTTGGACTTCGGCCCTTAGTTCGTTTACTTCTATTAGAAGTCGTTTGCGCTCTAAGTCAACAATGTCAAAATGCCGACCGCACACAATGCGTTTTTCTTGGTCGTCATAACCACAAAGACATTTTTCTTCTGCCTTCATTTTAAATTTCCGTATGTTGAGCAATGAAATCGAGCAACCGTTCAGCCGTTGTCGAGCCAACGACTGCAGCGTCGTTTCTGAGCCACCGCACAAACTCGTACCACTTAGCCTGCTGGTCTGGGCTGTCAAAAACAATTGTGTACTGCACAACTGCTTGCGGCCTCTCGCCTTGGCCTGAAACGGTTGAGCCTCTTACTGCAACATCTGATTGATTTGCGGAAGATGGAGCAACGATTCTGTTTTCCCCACCCGAATCTCTTGAAACAGTAAAAGAAGGAGATGGGACATCCTCGTCATTTTCATCCATATCTCCGGGTTGGGAAATCAATACAGGAGGGATGTAGGTTCCGGTTGACGACAGTTCGCTACTGTTTTTGTCTATTTCCTGCTCGTATTCTGCTATTTCAAATTCGTCCCACCCAAGACCCTCTAGTAGTTCCGGGTAGTACTCGTTAACTTCTGTTATCAACTCAAACACCGCTTCATCGTCTGAGTATCCGAGTTCGACGGTTCTGTTGTCTGCAAGAGCAAAAGCGATTGCTCGTGAGTCGTCGCCATCCAGATAGACAACTGCGATTTTATTCCACCCAAGCTCTTTTGCTGCCTCAAGTTGATGATTTCCGGCTATTACCGTTGCGGTCCCATCGTCATTTTTCTTTGCAACAATCGGCTTCACTTGACCAAACTCTGCATACGAAGCGACAATTGCTGGTATGTCGCCTATGCGCGGATTTTTGGGAAGGGGCACAAGCGTTTCTATGTCAACTGCCATTTGTCGAAGAGAAGGATGTATCCCGTCCATTACTTACTCTCCATGCTGATTAATTTTCTGCATATGTCTTCAATTATTTCGTGCGTCAGTATTACCGACCAAAATTGGTACGGCTGTCTTGCATTCTCTGCAACCCACAACCTTCTTTGGTCACATACAACGAGAAACTCCTCGATGGTTTTTGGTGACGTCGACCATGGGCAAGGGGGAATCGGTTCACCATCGTCATCAGACGGGCTGAAAACTGAATACTTTGTTGTCGTGGCAGTAGATGATGATGTTGAGTACCTAACTGCCGTTCTTTTTTTCTTGCGAAATATCATGATGTTTGAACCCTAACATTCGCATTAAGTGTTCTTAGAGCATCGATTGATGTTCTAAGAGAGAGAAGCTTTTCCCTCTTTGATTTGACCAGCGCCTCAGCAATTTTGTAATCGTACGCAGCATCGTCCATCTTGTAGTCGGCCCAGGCTTCTCTTTCCTTGATAGAGCCCTTTGCCGAAAGATATTCCTTCGCCCAATTAGCCTTGTAAAGGGCTTCCTTCTTTGCCGATTCGATAGCCAGCACTTCGAAAGACTCTGTCTCCTCTTCTAAAATCTCCATAAGCCTCATTAACTCCCCTTCAATTTCAACTTGTGAAATGGGCGATGTTCTAGCGTTCCTCAACTATGTTCCTTTCCAATAAATTCATCCAAAGAAGACCAATCGACGTTATCTAGTGCAGACATGTTGGTCAACGGCCAATCATATTGTGATTTTCCGACCCTTGCAAGTCCCATTTCCTCTAATACCCAGGCATCACACATGTCGTCAGCACCAGGACCTGACCATACGATTCCAGTTTTTGCCGATATCGAAGAGATGACTTCGCTCTTTCCGGCATTTCCCTTACCAGTAGCAAACTTAGCCCTGCATTTTGGTGGAATCTCTATAAAAGGGATGTTCGACTCCCAGAGCAACATTCTTACGCACCCGCCTAGCTCACCAATGCTGTGAGCCTGACTGTTCCGTGAAGCAAAAGAATAACCCTCGATTAACACAAAAGAATTTTTAATATTTAAGCAATAGTTTAAAACTTCTTTAGACACTGAATAAAGTCTTTCAGGACCTTTTGATTTAGTACTGATTATCGAAGGAGAGCCTAAATTACATATTCCGGTGGATGTCAAAGAAAGGTCGATTCCAACAAAATTCACAAAACGACCCTACTACATGAACGAGCCCGCACCTATTAATTTCTGGTGCGGGCCCGTTCATCTATAGCGGCCCTAAGGTATGAAAAGCACGCAATAGATATTAAAGCACAAAAATAATTGGTTGGTAAAAAGCAAACGACCGCTAGTCCTGCAGAGACTAGACGGTCGTAGGCAGCGAATGAGCTCGGGGTCTCAGGTGGCCGCCGCCCTCCTTGCCGTGGTAAATCCACTAGACACTGGACCACTCTCCCTTCTTAGCCGATTGATACGGAATTCAGGTACCTTGATTTAGATGATACAGCGCTATGTGTTTAGCCAGCTATTAAGAATTGGACCAATTTTTAAAACCAAAATTAATTAATTTTCCCAACTATGTCTTGACAAGCCTAAATCAAATGCAAGACCAGGGTTTTCGCCTATCCTCCGGTGGCATTGGCGGCAGACACACATCAAATTTGATTCATCCGTAATGGAGCCACCTTGAGAGCGGCGAACCAATTCATGAACATCAACAGATTGCCTGCGCAAATATGTTACGAGCTCATCGTGTTCCGCAAAAATTGGACAAGCCTCACAGTACGGTCTTTCTGCTAAAAGTTTCTTAACGAGAGGTATTCTCTCGTTTTCGTACTTACTTGCCATTTTGGATGAGCGCTTTTTAATTGGGCTGCGCTTTATCTGCTTGGAAGAACGTTTCAATGGCTTTCTTTGCATCAGATAGCTGATGAATCAATTGAATCAAAAAGCCACTTGTTTTCAAGAGTTGCCCACAGTGCCCTATCGATTGCAGTCTCTTCAAGGTCGTACTCTCTCAACATTGCTCTATGTTTTACGATTGCACGACGAAGAGTGTCTGCCTCATTTGCAATCGCCGGCATTTCCATCTTTTCACCGGTCTCAACCATTGACACAACTTGGTCAAGCTTTTTGTTCACGTAGAACTTAAAACGAGAAATCTTTTTCTTGCGCTCGGCATAAACACGACATGCTTCTGCTAGGAGAACCTTCCCTTCGCGCCCAAGGTTTTCAAACCTCTCCCTATCCACTTCTTCGTCGGCGTCAATATCCTCAATCTGTTCATCGAGGTTGTCAATAAGTGAAAGAAGTGCTTCCTTCCATCTGTGCCAGTTTTCTTTTTCTAGGAGTATTTCCCTCTGTTCGCGGGGAAGTTGGTTTTTGACTTCGTCGGCAACCATTTTTGCAAATCTGTAATCGTCAATCATTTTTTCCTCTTAGTTCCACGCAGGACAAATGTTCTTATAGCTACACCAGTTGCAAAGAATCGACTTGAGCGGTTCAAAGTTGCCGGATGAGCATCTATTGTCAACTTCTGATTTTGTTTCTTGAACAATCTCAATTGTTTTAATTTTGTCTTCTTCTTTTACCTCTCTGGCTCTTTTAACGCCATCCTTTAGGTAAAGAAGTTCCAGTTCTCCTACTTCACCAGCGCCCATTCCTTCAAGCAAGTTGGCATAAATGTGAAGTTGAAAAAACTTATCGTCAAGGTACTGGGGCTTAGGGGTTTTGCCAGTTTTGTAATCACTGACGATTATCTGACCGGTTTCTTCCGATACCGAATATCTGTCAATAAACCCTTTTATGGTCACCCCTCCAACAGAGCCGTAGACCTCAAACTCAAGGCCGTCCGGCTCTATCAGTTGTGGGTCTTCAACTTTCCACAAGTTTTCCACACACCACCATGCTTGCCACCTAAACATGCGCAACTTTTCCTTATTGCGTATGTAAAAAGAAACTTGCTGTTCCCATGATGAGTCCCAAACATCCTTTGCCACAATTTTTGCAACATCAAGGGTTCTCTCTTCTGATGGAAACCCATAGAGGTTCTCAAGAATGTCATGAACAAAGTTCCCCAACATCGCTGCTTCTCCAGGCTCATCTGGGATTTGGTCAATCTTGTTGAACTTAAACTTCAGCGGGCACTGTTGGAAAGTACCTATTGAAGAAGCGGATAGATGTGGCGGGGGGACGAGCTCGGAGTCACTCATTTGGTGCGCTCGGTGAGTCGAAAGTGATTCTGACAATTTCAGCAATCAACTCATCTAGTTCGTCATGCGTCGCGCTTGATTTGGTTGGCTTCGGCTTTCCGTCGCTAAAGCTTTCCCAGTGGGAATTCAGCTGATTTTTTTGCTCGGCGTTCAGTGTCTTCGCTAGGCCCATGAAGTTGTCCCACTTCTGCAGTCTTTCAGACTCTTCTTGAGAAACCGGCGCATGAGAAGCGGCAATTACCTCTTCCACTTCCATCGCATCCTCAGAACGAGCCAAGTAAAGACCAACGCCCATTGTCTGTGCAGCTTTCTTTAGTGCATCAGAAACGGCACCCTTCATTTCGTCACCCAGGTCAACAATGTCACCCTGCTTTGTGCGCTTAATCTTTTGCCCACCGTAGCCGTCTCGGTAGATAATCGCATCAGGTCTAGATGCATCACAATGCCAAGAGATTCGAACGTGCGCAACGATGTAGTCAGGGTCAAGAGAGTCTCTCCCGCAGGAAATGATTTCGAATGACCACTGGTCAACACCGAGAACCTTGTTGAGTCTGGTAATCACTTCGCTAACTGGGATATAAGTAAGTGATGTTCCTCCCTTTTTGAGAATTCTCTCCATCTCTGGCGGGAATGGCTCAGAGAGCATTTGCATGATGTTTGCGCTCGTCATTGATTGTCTCCTTTTCTGACGATGATGCTTGTTTTCAATTGACCTGTTTCGCAGTACATGTCAGGGTTGATTCCAATGTTGTTGAGTTCCTTGACTCTCCAGTAAGAGGGGGCACAGTAAGTCAACAAGTCCATTGCAATTTCTTCTGGCGACTTTACGATTTCACCAGTGTCCATGTCAACCGACATTTGTGAAAGCCTGTCAACAACTGCACGAGCGAGGTCTTTGTTGCTGCCAAGCCTTGCGCTCATATGAAGACTTCTTTTCAATAAGCGCATTTCCATCAAGGGTGACAACTGATTCTCCAGCCATCATCTCTCCAAATTTTGCAGAGAACGAGTCGTACACAATGGAAATGTCTCGCTTGACAAGGTTCAGGGCTAACAGAATGTTTCCTGCCTCAGCGAGGTCTTCCGATGATTCAAATAATTCCGACAAGGCGGAATCTAGAGATACGACGAGTTCTTTAAGCTCGTTAATCTTTTCTAGTGACACTTTTAGTAGTGCTTTCTTGTAGGTAGTGGGTAGGTATTTTGTCGGCGGTAATTCCGACCTAGAGGACTATAGCAATCCTTCTTCTGGATGGCAACCCCAATTCTGCAAGATGTGTAAATGCTCCAACGGCAGAGTCAACCTGGTCGTCGTGGTCGCAGGCCTCAGGAAATGACGACAGCTCGTCCATCCACGAAGTCAACCATGGACCCCTGATGATTCTTACGTTCCCGTTTGCTACGGCAGCCGCGAATGGCCTGGCTCTGGTGACCTTGTCGCCCGTAGCTCTCACGCCCATAAAGTCATACCCAGGGAGGACGTATCTAGCGTATTGGTCAACCAGGGCTTTGCCCGAGGAGCCTGGCTCCTGCTCCATCCTTATCGGAATGCTTGTCCCATCCTCATAAGCAGTTTGGGCTATTAATTGTTCGACCTTCTCCCCCTTGAGGCGGCCCCTCTTGATATCCAAAATATAGGCAATTCCGTCCGAAAACATCATTAAAGTTCCTACTGTCCAGTCTGGGTCTGGGTTTGAGTGACTTGGCTCGGTAGCCGCAAGGTCCCAGAATCGCACAATTCGAGCATTTGGGTCGTTTTTGGGGACATCGGTCATGTCGATAATTTCTATAGATTCCCGCTCAAAAAGGGTTCCCAGGGTGGTGCTCCACCAGTCACCCTCCTCCAGTCTGCGCCTTTCTATAGGGTCAAGGGCTTGCAGGGCCTGACGGTATGAGGTCGCATCAATCCCGGGGTTGTCGGTAAGTTTGCTGGGTACAAATATTCTTCCATCACCAATCCCCTCAACTATGAATCGCTGTCTAACCCAGTTGGGAGCAGGGTTTGAGGCGCACCTCATTCTTAGGGGAACCTCGGAAAGAGGACCACTTGCTGGTCGACGTAGACGAGAGAACATGTACCTATAGTCGGCTTCTCTGATTTCGGTGACCTCGTCCATCCCGATGAATTGGAATTCCGAACCTTTGTATCTGAGGTAATCGTTTTGGTTGTTCAGATAACCAAAAGAAATTCTTGCCCCTGATGGGAAAGTGGCGACGAAGCTATTGTTGTTCCAGTGAACATCGTCGTAAAGATTTATCCAGCTTTTAAATCTGTCCATCAAAGCTCCGGGCAGGGATAAGTCAGCAAAAGTACGTCTGAATAGAATTGCAGAATAACTCGGTATGTCTACATATTGAAGGGCGGACATAAGAAGAGCAGACGACTTGCCACCCCCTGCTGCTCCACCAAAAAGTGCTTCGAGGGCATTTGTGCGGAGAAACACCTTTTGAGTGATGGATGGTTCTTCGGGACAGAAAGGCGGAACGCGCGGCTGAAGATAGTCGAGTATCTTGCTCCATTTTTCTTCTTCGTTGTCACTCATCAATACCACGCCTTAATACTGCAGCCCACTCCAGTAGGCTAGTGTATAGCACATGCCAAAACTTATAGAAATTGTCCGAGCAAAGATGACTCGGGCGTTGTTCGCTTATATTTTCATGCTTTCATTTATACTATTAACCAGTATTGGCGCTGCGTTAATATACCCCCCTGCCGGCTTGCTGGTGGCGGGAACATCGTGTGGTCTTTTTGGCTACCTCCTAGGTCGTGAGTAGGGAATATGGCTTGGAATTCTCCGGTAAATAAATCTCTTGCTAATGAGAGCAAGAAAGAAATAGGCCCAGGAGCACCGGTAGCGACAAACCCTGGTTTGACTGGTAGGGCTTACCGAGATTCGTGGGATATTGAACGTGCCTATCGAGAAGGGATGCAGAAGGTCACATGGGTGGCACGATGCATTGACGCAATAGCTGGCAACCAAGCAAGATTGCCAATAATCCTAAGAAAAGACAACTCTCCAGACGGAGAGATTCTTTCTAAGAAGGCCTCCAACGATTCTGAGTTGATGGAGATTCTTAATACAAAGTCAAACATTGGAGAGAACTCTTTCATCTTTAGGTACAGACTTTCTTCCCAGATACTTTTGGGAACCCGTGGAGCCTTTATCGAAAAAGTAAGAGGACGCGATGGAGGAATAGTCGGGCTAAACCTTTTGCCTGCTCAATCAACTGCACCCATCCCGGATGCAAAGAAATTTGTTTCAGGTTATGAAGTAACGATGCCATATGGCCAGAAAGTAATCCTGAAGCCAGAAGACGTTACATGGATTCGAAGACCGCACCCGCTCGACCCATACCTCTCCCTTACTCCGCTTGAAGCGTGTGGAGTAGCTGTAGAAATAGAAAATCTAGCCAAGCTTTACAACAGGAACTACCTGCTAAATGACGGCAGACCTGGCGGGTTGCTTGTGTTGCGCGGAGAAATAGATGACGACGACAAGGAAGAACTACGCAGCAGATTCAGGGGCAATCTATCGCGCGCGGGATACACATCTGTTATTTCGTCGGACGATGGAGTTGACTACGTAGACACATCAGCAAACCCAAGAGATGCTGCATACATACAGATGAGACAGTTGACCAAGGAGGAAATTCTTGCATCATTCGGAGTACCAGAATCAGTCATTGGCAACGCCTCGGGAAGGACGTTTAGCAACGCTTCGGAGGAAATTCGTGTCTTTTGGATGGAAACGATGCTTCCCCATCTGGAGATTCTTTCACGGGGTCTAGATGAGCTGGACGACAAGAACTACGTAGATTTCGATACGAGCGAAGTTCCAATTTTGATGCTCTACAAGCAGGAGCGCCACCGCTACTTAATGGACGAATTTCAAAATGGTCTGATAAGCAACAATGAATACAGAACTCAGTCTGGAAGAAAAGAAACAGAATCTGACCTTGCTGATTCTTTGCTTTTAAATCCGAACCTTATTCCGATTGCAAACACAAAAAAGAAAATGGAAGACAAGGCAACCGCAAACGTTCCGGGTGCCGCAGGAATGCCAGGAATGCCAGGAATGCCACCAGGCGCTCCAGGAATGCCAGGAATGCCGGGAATGCCACCAGGCCCAGAGCAGGCAATTCCGGGAGTTGGCGGTCAGCCCCTTGACCCGAATACAATGGCCGGAGCGATGGCAGAGGTCGCAGGACAGGGCGGTGGAGAACTTGCTCAAACGCCAATACCAGGAATGCCTACACCCCCTCAGCCCGAAGCAATGCCGGCAGGCATGTCAACCGGCATGGAGCCCATGCCAGCAGGCGCTGCATCCGCAGAGAGCCAAGACATTCAGACAAAGTCAGAGCAAGAGCTGGAAATGCAGAGATGGGAAGAAATTCTCTACCGCAGTATTGAGAGGGTTCTTGAAAGACAGCAGCGTGTAGTACTGGAAAAGTCAAGTGGGGCAAAAGCGAAAAAAGCCCTAGTTGCTGGGACTCTAGACATACCATCAATACTTCAGTCCGAAACATGGGATAGACAGTTCGAAGACGACATCAAACCTGTGATAACAGCAATCATCAAGGAATCCCAAGCTGCATCTGGTTCAAAGATTTCCAAGAAGTCAGCGAAAAATCATCTGATTGATTCCGACGTGGTCGCACAGGTTGAATCACAGATGGAAAGAATTAAGTCTATTAACACGGAAATGTCATCTGAAATCACGAACATCATGCTCGCATCTCTCTCAATCCAAGGCGAAGACCAGCGCGCGAGCGCCTTTAGGTCAAATATCGTCTCTTTGTACACAAATCTCTTCGGAAAGAGACTTCCAGAGCTTGCTGAGGACGAAACAAGACGCGCTTGGGTGTTCGGTCAATACTTGACAAGGTAGTTTTAGTAAATAGTTTACTAAAAACATTGCAAAAAGACAAAAACTTCCCACGAACTAACTCTTTTGTCGTTTATTATCTTTCTTTGACAAAGGAGTCTCATGTCAAAATCCTCGGCAAACCCTGCAATTCAGTACAAAGCTGCCACTCAGGGTGCTATAAATCTTGACGAAGCCAAGGGCATAGTCGAATGCTTCGTAGCCGGAATTGGTAACAAGGACTCGGTCGGCGACGTTTGTGCGCCAGGTGCGTTCTCGAAGAGCCTGATGCGCCGGAAGCCAAGAGTCGTGTGGGGACACAACTGGAACGACCCAATCGGCAAAGTTCTTGAAATATACGAGGTACCACCGAACGACCCTCGCCTTCCAGGAAAGATGCGCTCGGCCGGCATCGGTGGACTTTATGCACGAGTTCAGTTCAACCTTTATGTCAGAAAAGGGAAAAGAAGCGTTTGCGAGCGTTGCTTTTTTTGGTGAGGAACAAGAATGGTCTATTGGTTATAAAACAATTAATGCCAAGTTCGACCAGCAGATGCAGGCAAACGTCTTGTACGAAGTTGAACTTTATGAAGTGAGCCCTGTTCTCCATGGAGCAAACCAACTCACAGGAACAATTTCTGTTAAGTCAGACGAAAACTCTGCCGTCGCCGTTATGGAAAGAGCTGTTAGCTCAATAGCGGACATCGGAAATGCCAATTCTTCAGAACTGAAAGAAGTTCTAGATGCGCTGAAGAAAATAGCTTCGTCTGTATCGGAGGACGAGAAGTGCGGACCAGGCATGCCACACATGCAAAGACCAGCGACGCCTTCCGGAATGCCTTCTGCACCAGCAACAGGACCAGCTCCACGTTCGGTTGTAAAACCAACTAGACCGTCTATCCCGGAAAACCCAATGGTCGTAGCGCTTCGCAGGGAGCTTGTTGCACGAACAGGTTCTAACATTATCGTTAGGTCAGCGGGTGACAATGTTGTTGTGTTTGACCGCGTGATGAGTGATGGAACTGCGTCTACATACAGGCTCGCTTATCATTACGCAAGTGGCGAGTTCATGTTCGGCAAGCCGGAAAAAGTTAGTGCCCAGACCGTCTACACACCAGAGACTCCTGGAGCATCTGGAGATGCATACTGGGGCGATGACTACTCCGAAATGCCTAAGTCTCTAGGATTCGATGAATTCTGGGGTTCAGGGTTCGGAAGTGAAATCAACTTCCAGGCAGATACAGGAAATGCTTTGATGGGGGTGATAGAGAGCCTTCAGCAAATAATTGATGAAAAGTCCGAATATGTAATACCGGTCGAACCGACAGAGGCCTTTGAGTTCAAGCAGATGATTGACCCAGTGCTTGAGTACTACAAAGCAGATGCGAGAGTAACTGAGGAGGGGATTGTAGTTAAGTCGGCACACAATCCAGAGCTAATTGAAGCTCTTGATGTCGCGACTAAGTCCGTACTGGGAAAAATCCGAAGGGGCATTGGCGCTGGAAGGCGTCTTGATGCTCCAAATATTGGCGGAGGAAAGGGTCGCAGTAGAGCGGCTAGAGCAATCGGCGCTGCTACTGGTGGTGTAGCTGGAAATCTAGACCCGTCCAAGATTTCAATGAATGACCCAGATGGTGACGGCTGGGCAAAAGAAGGCTCAAAAAATCCAGTGTGGGTTGGCTTTAAGAAAGCTACACAAAAACTTACTGGTGGTGGCAAAAAGAAGCCATCAAAAGATGAGCAAAGAGCTCGTTCTGCGGTAAACGCAGACAGACCTGGTCCGCCACGTCCAGGCACACAGAGAGCATGGGACGCCCCATCGGTGCCTGCACCGCCACGTCCAAGCAGGGTCACGTTGACCGACGACGCCGGCGCAAGACTGCGCGAAGCAAGCCGTCAGCGGGCAAGAGAGCTCGGCTTTGATAGAAGCGTTGACCCAGCACCGCCACGCCCTCGAAAGAAACTCACTAACCAGGTAACAAGAGCTCCTCGTCCTGGTGATGGGGGTAGAAAACCGTCTGGTGAATCGATAGCCAACGCAATACGGCGTGAAACATCCGCATCAAGCCCTGTCCTGGGTCAGCAGCTAGCCAACGATATATCTAAGTACGGCTACCCAGAAGAAATGTCAACCGATGATTTGATTAGAACCGTCGCTGATTTCAGAAGAGAGCTGACTTCAGCAAGAAGCGATTTTGAAAAACTCCAATCGGACAGGTTCTCCGGAAAAGATGTTCCTTCAATGGAAATCAAGAAGGCAAGACAGCGTATTGATTCGCTTCGCCAAAGAGCATCCGTATACTCCTCGGAAATTTCAAAACGTGACAAAGTAAAAGGCAACGACAGATTCTCTTCAGGGAAAGCGGTAACTCCAGAAGCAAAGCGCATGAGAAGACATGCCCCAATTGGAACTACCGGTGAATTTGACCTTCCGGAAGAAATAGCTGCAAGAGAAAAACACGAAGCATTTGTAGAGGAATTCAAAAAGCAAAACGGTTTTTGGCGCGATATCCCAAGAGCCGGAACAGTGAACTCCATGAACACTTCAGAAGAATGGCAGCGCGCTCGGGAAATTTCTCACAACGTAGCAATTCGGGAATGGGAAGAGACAGAGTTAAACAGAAGACCAAAAGATTTTAGCGAAAAAGCAAGAGCATCCGTCGACTATCTGACATGGTACGGAAACTTCGCGAAGAGAATGGGTGGCTACCTCGATAGGGAAGAGGCAAGCGAAAACATTACTGACGACGAGCTAAGCGGCGCAAGGGCTGCAGTACTTGAAGTACTTGCTGAAAAGAGAGCCGTACCAGGTTCGAGAGAAGCTCTATCAAACCTAGAAAAAATGATGGATGATGCTGGATTCGGCCCTAATGGTCGCCACGAGACACCATGGGGCGGAAGAAAGAGAACATCTGTTACGGGATTCTCTTCTGGGAGAACAATAGATAGAAATGTCATGAAGTCTTTGAAAGACGACGGATTGGCGCTAGATGACGACGATGTCGTTGCTATTTTGCTTCCCAACTCAGGGCTTATTGTCCACAAAACTCTCACTGCTCGCAAAGATGACAGTTCCCTAAACTGGAAAAACATTCTTGGCGACAGCAAGGTAGAGCCAAAGGACCCGACTTCGCCAAGGGCAATGATTCGTCTAGATGCTGAGGGCTTCCAAAAACTAAGCGATGCCATGGACGCGGCAAACTCTGAGTTCGTACCTGGACAGCTTTTGCCGCCACACATCGGAACGATAAAAGATAAAGATTTCCCATACTCTTATCCACCATCTACAAGATTCTCATCTGGCAGTAAATATGCACCAGAAATAGAGGACGAGCTGTGGCTCGACTCTGAACTGGGCGGCAACAGAGCGGCAGACAGAATTAATACCGAAAACGTCGATATGGAGATAGTTCCATCTTCCGACATAGGCCTTGATGGGCCAGATGCGGGAGCATGGACTGTTGTAGGTATGTACCGAGGGGAAGATTATGGCTCCGTCGACTATATCTACGAGACAGATACCTTTGATTCTGTAGAAGAAGCAAGACGATTCATAGAAACATATGACAGGTTGATAGAGGAAGAAATTAGACCTGGAGACCCAGAGTTCTTCCTTGACATAAATAATTACAATAGAAGCAACAAAATATCCCTTGATGATGACCTTGACTCTGCCATAGACAAAGCAGTGCAAACTAGGAAGGATAGAGAGAATGCTCCGTATGACTACGGCAGCCTTATTTCTTCTCTTCTTTCTGATAGGGCACTAAATGTTTTTGGTGATGGGGAATCACGGTTCTCTTCTGGGCGCAACAAGGCAGAAAGACGCCAAGACGTCAAGAGGGTCATGGCTACCAACATGGCAGATAGGAAAGTAAACCTAGGGATACTTTCTCGTCGCATGAAGGGAGAAACCCTGGACGAGGTTGGTAGGGCATACGGTCTAGATAGAGGAACCGTTCGCCAAATGGAGATGCGGGAAATGAAGCGCCTCAGAGATGGTGCAACTCCAAGCGAGATACTCGCCTACAGAATGGAAGGACTCACCCTCGACGATATGAGCAGAATGCTCGGAATGTCTCGTGAAGATGTAAGAAGAATTGAGTCTAGAGAAATAGCACGCATGAGGCTCGACGGGCGCGATGGAAGCGACGCAATATTCGAGGGACGCAAAGCTGGATTGAGTCGCGAATCAATAGAGAGGATAACCGGCCTATCTGCAGACGACATAGAGACAAAAGAGAGAAAAGGATTCGAGAGAGCCGTAACTCGCGAAGATGTTTCTTATCAAATATTTGACAAGTATGTAACAAACTTTGGCGAAGATGAACTAACCGATGCAGAACTCGCAGAGGAGCTGGGAGTTAGTGAAAGAATTGTTTCCGAGGTGCGCGCAGGAGCAAATAAGAACATACTCGACGCCCGTCGCGACATGGATGAATACTACAGAAGCCTTCCGGAACCAACTGATGAAGAGCTTCAAGCAGAGGCCAATTACTACGCAGATAACTTCGCTAGAGAGCAGGGTTTCAGTTCCTACGGCGAATATGAGGAGTACCTCTCCAGTGTGGGCAAAGAAGAAGGCGGAGCAAGGCTGTCTTCTGGATTAGTTCGTCAAATGACTATCGAAAATCCACTACTAATAGGAACGCTTGCTGGTATTGCTAGCTCTAAGATTCAGAGAAGAAGAAGAGAAAGACTCGACGAGGATGAAGAATATCTCGACGACGATGACAACGACGAGAGATTTTCTTCCGGTGCAGGCAAGAGCAGCCTTACGCCCAGCCAAAAGGTTGGCCAAAGGGTGTTTGATGAAGCATCCAAGATAGCCAAAGAAGATAAGAAAGACATTTTCGACACAATGGATGCACTCATCTTTGATGAGCGCTTCGATTCCGTTAACCGTGGGGAAAAGCTCGACACAAATGAGATGTATGCTCATATCAATGCCCTTCTTTACCCGGAGGGTGCTAAAGAAAGCAAGAAGCGCAGACTCTGGAGAAGAGAAAGACTCTCCTCTGGCGGCTCTTCTAGCGAGATACGTAAAAAGAAGCGCGCAAAAATAAAGCAGAAGGCATGGTCGGAAGAAGACCTCCAAAGATTCCGCGATAGAAACATACTCAAAGCCAAGACACGCCCAGGAAAACGCAAGAACGGCCCATCTGCAGAAGAGTTTTCTTCTGGAAGAAAGAGGATAGACACCGCTGGAAGTTCAGCGCTGACTGGAGCATTCTATGATGCCGACAACGAAAGACTTGTTGTCGGGTTCAACAAGGGTGGCGTCTATGCGTATGACGGAGTAACCCCAGGAGACATAGAAGAGTTGCACAATGCCGAAAGCAAGGGTGCAGCTATGGCTTCAATCAAGAAGAAATACAAGGGCGTAAGGCTGTCTGAAGCAGACGACAGCCTAAAAGCAACTAAGCAGGGCGACGAGTGGGTCGTTAACCCAGATAATGAAACAACATATTCAATATCCGAAGACGGCGGTGAATTCTTTGTTTTAAGAACAACTGGAAGTTACGCACGTGATGGTGGACAGTCTGGCGATGAGTACTACCACCCAGAGTCTTTCAAGAATATGGACTCTGCGATGAAGTGGGTAGAGCAGGACTTCTTGCCGTCAATTACTCCAGAGCCGTGGGACGAGGACGACTACGACGTAGACAGATTCTCGTCAGGTGGACCAGTTCGTGCCGCAAATCTTATGCAGTTTGACACTCGTAGAAGCAGACGCGCTAGCAACATGACATATGACCCGCAGGATGGTCGTGTTGGTGTTACCTACAACGACGGTAGTGAACGGTTTTTCTCAGAGGTCCCATACGAAGCAGCAAGTTCTGCTGGTAACCCAGCAAAAGATATAGACGATTTTATCGATGACCTGGAAAAAGGAAAAGTTGGCAGAGAGGGCGGAAGATTTAGCTCTGGTGCTGGCTCGGTGCCAAGAACTGATTGGGACTATTCATATCAGAAGTTCCCGCCAACAGAAGAGCAGGCAGTCATTGCAGATGCGGTAGCAACTGGTGAGAACGTGATTGTAAGAGCATTTGCCGGTACTGGTAAAACTTCTACTCTTGTAACGATTGCTGAAAGACTAAAGCGTCAAGACCCGAAGAAGAGAATCGTCTACATGGCGTTCAACAAGGACATTCAGCTTGAAGCTGAGGGCAGATTCCCTGGGAATACAGAGTCTCGAACTGGTGACTCAATCTCCTGGAACTGGGTCAAGCAGACGATGGGTAAAGCTTTCACTGACAGAATGGGCAGTAACGCACCTGAAAGAGTTAAATCCAAGGGGACGCGCAACAAAGATATATCTGTTCATTTCAAGATTAAGCAGATGGAACATCCAGATGGTCTTAAAGACTCAACAACAGGAAGCCCTGTAGTTCTTGATGCGGTTGACGTAACAAAACTTGTAAGAGAGGCTGTTAAGCAGTTCCTTATCTCGGAAGATGATGAAATAGGCGCGCAGCACTTCAAGACAATCCAGAATGTTCCGCCCGTTCTGTTGGGTCACGCAAAAGCTATTTGGGATGACATGAACGACCCAGATGGCGTAATGAAGCTCGACAACTCAGTTTTCACAAAGATGTGGGCCCTATCGAGACCGCAGCTCAGCGAAGGTGTTGGACTATTTAAAGGAAAGCCGTCCGTAATATTCTTTGACGAAGCTCAGGACATCAACCCAGTAATGGCAAGAGTTATGCGCGAGCAGAACATCCAAGTCGTATTCGTTGGAGACAGCTACCAGGCTATTTACGGATTCCGTGGAGCATCGGACAGTCTAGAAAAAGCGGAAGCCGCATACGACCTTCCGCTCACTGGCTCATGGAGATTTGACAGCAAAATAGCTGGATATGCAAACAGATTCCTAGCATACATGGGTTCAAAAAACAGAATTCGTGGAGTCGGCAAGCCAGGCAATGGCGTTGTTGAAACCAGAGTCGATGGTTGACCCAGATGCAATCTTGACAAGAAGCAACGGCGGAGCGCTCCGTGCAGTTGTGGAGCAAATACAGCTTGGCAGAACTGTAGGAACTTCTGAGAACTTCAAGAAGGACCTAACGAGATTTGCGTGGCACGCAGTAATGCTCAAGGCTGGTAAACAAGTAAAAAATCCACATGAGGAGCTAGAAGAATTCTCTATCATGGAAAGAGGTTCAGGATGCAGCCAGCGCCGAGGATGCAAGCCCGCGACTGAGAATGCTTGTGCAGCTATTCAATGACACGCCAAACATTATCGACATACTAGACCAGGTCGTTGTTGGGGGCAAGCTCAAGGGGGAGTCCGGTGGCGGCTCCGGCAAGAGAATTCTGCCGAGCGAAATAACAGATGGCTTTGAGATGTCTATAGACCCAGGCAGCATGGGTAAATGGGCAGGAGATAAGAAAACGCAGGTTTTGTATAAGAACGGAAAGCTGTTCTTGCAACTCCCATACAC